TAAATTTGTAAACACGAATTATTAGAAAATAAAAATGACTCAAACGAAAAAAGATTTAGAATTAATCTATAACCAAGGCGCATTTTTTGTGCGCTTTGAAGGTTTAAGATTTGACATTATAAAATTACTTAAAGATAATTGTTTTAAGTTTGATAAAAAAAATGGGTGGTTCACAACTAACCCACACAGCGCGCTTCTTTTACGTGATTTTGCGGATAACAAAACCAAAAACACATTAAACCGTTTGTTCATTTCACATCAACGTTGGAAGGGCGCGCTGCTTATTCCTAAGGGTGAAAAGCTTTTAAGTTTTCAACCTGGTGCTGTTCGGTATGCACTGTCACGAAATCGCTGTTATTTAGGCCTTGCACCAGGTTTAGGGAAAACGCCTATCGCTGCATTGATTGCTAAACATTATAACAAAAAAACAATTATAATTTGCCCGCCATTTTTGGCAATTAATACCAGGTGTGAATTTGAGCGTTGGAACAAATCCCAAAGCATTAGCATACTAGGGCCTAAAAATGATTGGTGCGATTCTGACATTTTGATTGTGCCGGATTCAATTTTAAACTCTGTTGGTGTGAAGGAACTTTTATTCACAAAACATTTCAAACTTTTAATTGTTGATGAGGCACACCGTTTTAAAAATTTAACTTCTGGGCGCACTCAAGCGTTGCTTGGTTATAAAAACAATTATAAAAATAAGTATGTTAAAGGTGTGACTGATATCCCGACTATGGAAAAAATGATAATGTTGTCAGGGACACCAATGCCTAACCGGCCAATGGAATTATTTTCTATCATTAAAAAACTTGCACCTCAATATATAGACTTCAAAGACAAAAAGGCATTTGGTTTAAAATACTGCGGGGGATTTTATGACGGTTGGGGTTATGATTTTACCGGGTGTGATGTTAGTCAATTAAAAAAACTTGCTGCTAATTTAGTTTCAAAAGGCGTTGATGATCCAAATGGTTTTATGCTGCGCCTAAGAAAAGAAGTTTTGGGCATGACTGCACCAACTATTGAAATTGTGGTTTTGGGCGGCCCTATGCCTCGCGAGTTAAATTCTATGTGCATACGCTTGTTAGAAAGTTATTCACCTGATGATTTTGTAAAAAAAGCAATCGCACAATCTCGGGGTGTGCAAGAGGATGAATTGCATTTGTCCACGTATAGACGGCTATTAGGTTTACATAAAGCTAAAATCTGCTCAGAGTTTATCAAATCAATTTTGGAAGAAACTGATGACAGCATAGTAATTTTTGGTGTTCATATTGAAGCAATTTTAGAGTTACACAAAATGCTAAAAAAATGGAACCCTATAACTGTGTTAAGTTCTGGCATGGAAACACGTCATAAACAAGTTCACGAATTTCAAAATGATAAAACAAAAAGAATTTTCCTGGGCAATATCGAAAAAATTGGCGTTGGTTTTACTTTAACAAAGGCCAACCGAGTTATTTTTTTTGAATGGTCATGGGTGCCAGGATCTAACCAGCAAGCAATTGATCGTGTACACAGGATTGGCTTGACACATACGCTTCATGTACAGTATTTAGCATTAGAAAATTCGATTGATAAAACAGTTTTAAATTCCCTTGATCGAAAAGGGAAAAACATACAACATGTCTAAGGAGGCATTTATGACAGAAAATTTAGTTACTATTACGGTTAGTGTAACCCCTGAAACTGCTACGAGTTTAATTAACATGCTGACCACCAAAGGCGCGGTTGCTGCTAAAACACCAGCTATCACGAGAGCAGCTAAAACACCAAAGGCCGTTAAAGACATTTCTTTTGATGATGCCGATGCTGAATTAGATGATAGTGATGCACCTGACTTCAACGAAGATGATGAAACTGAAACTGAAGTTGAAGATGATGAAACTGAAGTTGAAGTTGAAGATGATGAAACTGAAGAAGTTGCACCATCTAGAAAAGCAGTTGCTGTAAAAGGTCTAACTTTGGAATCGGTTATAAAAGAATTTCAGTTAACCAGCGTGGCACTTGAAAAGAAATTAAAATCAAAAGACAAGTCAAACGCGAAAATTAGTTTGCTTCTTAAAAAGTACGGTGCTAAAAATGCGCGTACACTTGATCCTAAAAAGTTCCCATTAGTTGTAAAAGAATTAAAAGCTATGCGCGGTTAATCTAAACGTTTCATTTTTTAAAAAATGGAATGTCTACACCGCTTTGTTTATTGAGTCATTCAAAGCGGTGTAGTTTTTTGGGGTATTTTATGAGTTTAATAATTACGTTAATATCATTTATAGCTTTTCTATTTCTTGTTATTCACGTCACTGGGAACACATGCCCAACATGTAAAAAAAATCTCAAATACACACAGTTTAAATTTAGAGATTTTAGGGATGGCCACTACTATTGTGAAAATTGTAACAAGATTTTTTTTGAAGAGGATCTATGAGAAAAAATAATGAATCAAAAGCACATGCAACTTTTAGCGCGTCAAGTTCCGAGCGTTGGCTTCAATGTCCTGGTTCTATAAAATTATCTAGGGGTATGCCAAACTATGAAACAACATATGCCCGCGAGGGAACAGAAGCACACAAATGTTTTGAAATTCTTTTATCCAGTGCTGACATAATCACAGCGGCCAAAAATTTAAAAAGAAGTTACCCCCCTGAAATGGTTGATCATGCGTTAACTTCAGTAGATGAATTTTTAGAGTTGTATAACCAGTTTAGTGAAAGTAAACTTTTTATCGAAAACAAAATTGACTCCTCACGTTTTACTTGCCCTGGTCAATTTGGTACGTTAGATGCCGCTGTTGCAAATTACAAATCGCGCCATCTAGTAATATGTGATTTCAAATATGGCGCAGGCATTGCTGTTGAGGTTGAACACAATACACAACTAATTTATTATGCTTTGGGTATGCTGAATAGACTGGGGTGGTCAAAATTTGACAGTGTTGAATTAGTGGTAATCCAACCACGTGCAGAACACCATAGTGGTAAAACAACCCGGAGTATAATATACCAGGCGAAGGAATTAATACCATATGGAGTGAGATTTAAAGCTGGGGTAAAAAAAGCACTAGGTGAAAACCCGCCTCTTAAATCCGGTGGTCATTGTAAATTTTGCCCAGCAAAAATAAAATGCCCCGAATTAAGAGATAAATCTTTTCAAGACGCTGTGATTGATTTCACACCAATGGAAAAAAAACTTGTAACAGTTCCGAGAATAGAAAAAGTTGAAAACATAGGCAGGCTTTTACAGGCCTGTGAAAAATTAGAAATATTTATAAGCGCGGTTAGGGAGCGGGCCTATAATGATTTGAAGTCAAATAAAAAAGTTGACGGTTATAAACTTGTTGAAAAAAGATCAACCCGTAAATGGATCAATGAAGAACGGTTTAAATTATATATTAATCGTTGGTTAGGCGACGAAGGTTACAGGCCGCAAGAAATACTTTCACCAGCACAGTTTGAAAAGAAATTTAAAAAAGAAAAAGAGATAATGAACGTTTTTGAGAAAAATATCACAAACAAGCCTGGGGGTGTTACAATCGCTCGCGCGGCAGATAAAAGAAAAAGCATTAATATTTTTGAAGCAACTTTTGGGGTACTTGACGATGACACATTTTAAGGGGGTTTTTATGGAAGAAGAATTTGGCACACCTAGAACCGAGTTCGGGGGTTTAGTTGTTATTGATCCTAGAAAAGTTTTAAGACTGGGGTTATCCATTGGTGCTAACCAAATTGACAGTTTAGAAAAACTTTGGGAATCAGCAGAAAAAGAACCCAGGTTTTTAAGCCTAAACGTTGGTGTACTAATTCACCAAAACAAAGTTACAATTAATGAAGTTTTATATTCATTCCGCTTTTACACACCAGAGAATAATATTTTAGCTAAACCAGAGTGTGCAATTTTGCCATTTAAAAAACATTAGGAGAAAATTTTTATGAACCAAGAAACGCTACTAAACCAAGAACTGCTACCAAATTTAACCATTAGAGTTCGTCTTAACGAACTTGAGTTAATCACAAAAACGCATCAAGTGGATTTTGGAGACATAGTAATAATCCTAGAAAAACATAACGCAAGAATTTTAAAATTAGAGGAGGTGAGTACCATGACTAAAACAGCAAAAAAAGTTTCTAAGAAAAAAGTTTCTAAGAAAAAAGTTTCTAAGAAATAATTCTTAGAAACTACAAAGCCAAAAGTTGATAAAAACGAAAAAACCGGAGAAAGATTTATGTCAGAAAAGAAAGTTTTGCAAATTGTTACTGGAAGAAAAATTGAATTTGATGATAAAAAGGTAACAACATGCACGTTTAGATTGAGCTACCCCCATTTATTTAAGGCCAAAGCTTATAAAAATAATGCACCTAAGTTTTCCTTGTCAATGCTGTTTAACAAATCAGATGATATTTCCCAAATTAAAATTGCGGCACACAATGCAGCAGTTGAAAAATGGGGTGCTGATAAAAAACAATGGCCGTCGAAAAAAGTTAGATCATCAAAAACAGGTTTGATTGTTAGCAAAACACTTGTTGTAATGCCATTCTATGATGGAGATATTGAACAACCGGATAAACCAGAGTACGAAGGAACAATTTACTTAAATGCGTCTTGTAACAAGCCACCTGTTATTGTTGATCAAGGTAGGCAACAAATTGTAGACGAAACAAAACTAAAAGCGGGTGACTATGTGCGCGCGTCTATAGTTGCATTTGCCTACGATATCGAAGGAGCGTTTGGTGTTTCTTTCGCGCTTTTAGGTGTGCAGAAAGTTAGAACTGGTGAAGCACTGGGTGGCGGGAACGCGCTCAAAGATTTTGATGAATTGGAAGTTGACGAGGATGATGAAATTGAAGTTGATGGTGATGCTACTGAATCCGATCTTTTTTAAAAACATGGCCGGTTAAAACCCGGCCACTTAATCCGAGGCATTTATGATTGATCCTTTAAGTGTACAAGTAGGTGGGCAACATTACAAAAATTTAAAAATCCAACCAGTTGAGTACGCCCACGCTAATAACATGGGGTATTGTGAAGGTGCAATTATAAAATATATTTCACGTTATAAACAAAAAAATGGCATTGAAGATTTAAAAAAAATAAAACACTTTGTTGATATACTGATAAAACTTGAATACGAAAAAACGACACCAATACAAACCAAGACACCAATTGTTTTAACTAACCATGTATAGCCCCAATCAGCTTTTTTTAATTTTAGATTACGAAACTTATTCAGAAGCTGATTTAAAAAAAGTTGGAGCGTTTGAGTATTCCCTACACGCGTCAACAGAGGTGCTTTGTGCAAGTTTTAGATTGGGAACCCGCGCTAGTTTACCCCAGGCAAAAGTCAAAACGTATGCGCCTCTACGAAACTGGAATATGAACACACCGGAACTTAGACGGCACAACGAACTACTATCACATTTACAAAACCCTAACGTTATAATAGTGGCGCACAACGCACGTTTTGAGCAAGCAATAACAAGAAACGTTTTTTGTCGGCATGTGCGAAAACTACTAAATTTTGATGGCCCTTTAATTTTACCGCATAAAAGGTTTATATGTACTGCTGCATTGGCACAGGTTCATGCGTTGCCGCGCTCGCTTGATGGTGCTTGCCAGGCACTAAGTTTGCCACACCAAAAAGACAAGGAAGGCCACAGGCTTATGTTAAAGTGGGCAAAGCCACGCAAGCCCACCAAAAATAATCCCGCTGTTAGACATTCATGTGAGATTGAATTTGTCAGGATGGTAAAATATTGTGAACGGGATATTCTTGCAGGGACAAGTTTATTTTTAAAACTGCCACCTTTAATTCCCAGTGAACGCGCGCTTTGGGAATTTGATCAAAAAATAAACTTCAGAGGTGTGCTTGTTGATCGTGATTTAGTTTCTAAAATTATTAGAATGATCGAAGAGGAAAAAAAATTATTGACCGTTAGGCTTCGATTTTTGACAAATGGTTTTGTCCAAACTGGTGGTCAAACTCTAGTTATTTTAAACTGGTTAAAAGGGCGAGGGATAATTTTAGAAAACCTACAAAAGAAAACTGTTGAGGATGCAATAATTGATGGCCTTGCAAGTGGTATTGAAAAAGAAGTTTTAGAGATTAGGCTTTTATTGAATAAAACTTCATTAAAAAAATACCCCAATTTTTTAAATCACACAACTTCAGATTCTCGCTTGCGTTTTAGTTTAAACTTCCACGCTGCCAGCACAGGGCGTTGGGGTGGTGCTGGTGTTCAACCGCACAATTTCCCACGTGGGACACTAAAATATAAAAACTTAAAAGGTGAAGAAATTGACCTTGCACCATTCGCTGCGCAGCTAATCAAAGACGGTGCTGACATAGAATTTTTACGAATCATGTTTAACTCTCCAATCGAGGTATTTGTTTCGTGTCTCAGAACAGTTCTAACCGCATCACCAGGGAATGAACTTTTTGTTGCAGATTATGCAGCGATTGAAGCACGTATTTTATTTTGGGTGGCCGACCACTTTGAAGGTTGCAAGGCCTTTGCGGAAGGCCGGAAAATGTACGAAGAAATGGCCATGTTGATTTATAATATTTCTGACATTTTAAGAGTTTCAAAAGACGAACGTTTTGTTGGGAAAGAAGCAATCCTCGGAAGTGGTTTTGGTATGGGATGGAAAAAATTCCAAATCGAGTGTAAAAAAAAGGGGCGTGAAATTGAAACAAGCGTGGCAAAAGGTGCAATCAGGTCGTACCGGGAAAAACACAAACCAGTTGTAGAACTATGGCGAAATTTAGAAAAAGCTGCGGTTAGTGCTGTTGAAAACCCAAATAGGACATTTAAAACAAATCATACAGAATGGTTTATGCTAAACAATTTTTTGCAATGTAAACTACCAAGCGGCAGGTGTTTATACTATTACAAACCACAAATAGCATATGAACGGACACCATGGGGTGCAACGCAAGCGGTTCTATATCATTGGGGTGTTGACTCAAAAACTAAAAAATGGGTGTTACAAAAGACTTGGGGTGGTGTACTAACTGAAAACGTTGTTCAAGCAATCGCGCGGGATCTTCTGGCCTTCGCTATGTTAGCACATGAAGCTGCGGGGTTTAAAGTTTTGTTAACCGTACATGATGAAATAATAGCACAACAAAAAATAGGTGCTGGTGATTTGACAGAATTTTGTGACATAATGAAACGCCTTCCAACTTGGGCACATGGTGCGCCTGTGAACGTTGAAGGTTGGAAAGGTTTAAGGTATAGAAAATAATTATGAAAGTTTTAAACGATAAAATGAAATTGGAAAAGACAAAAGAGTTATTTATATTTTTAGCAAAAGTAAACTTAAAACCAAGAACCGAAACTTTTGTTCTTAGTTTAGAAGAATGGTTTTTTGCGAAAGGCAAATTAACGGATAAACAATTTGAGGCGTTATGTGATGTATATGAGAATTTGTCATGAATGAAAACAAAGAAGAATCAAGAAATAGACATTTGTGGCTTTTGGCAGAATCGGCAAAAGCGTTTAAGCCCTACAAATTTATTTCTTATGGTGTTATGCTTTTAAAAATGTCACCAAAACAAATAAACGATGAATACTATTTAAAACTTCAAACAGGATTTAAACGTGGGATCTGAAACGTGCCAAATTTGTTTTGGGAAATTTAATTTGCCAGAAAATCAGGAAATGATTTTGTGTGAAAGTTGTATTGTTGATATAGAAAAATCGGGCATGTTTGCTGATGAACTAGAAGGAATAACCTGGGACTGGGCAAAGTCGCCCTATAAAAAATATAAAGGGGAAAATTAAATGAAAAAGAAAAGCGCGAAGGGTATTTTAACCCATGGAAGATTTCGGAAGCCTGTTAAGAAAAAAGGTAAACAATTTATTTTAATGATTCAACCAATCGGTGGTGAACCAGTAAACTTTTTTAAATTGCCGCTTGAATCGCAAACTAAACTAAGAAACGAAATCCCTTCCGTAGATAAGGCATTTAGAGAATTAAAAAGAAAATAAAAAAAGGCTTCACCTGGTCTAATACAACAAACACCAGGTGATGGCATTTCATCCGTAAAACGCCGCCTTTATAAAAATTTTAGTACAATTTTAATTAAAATATTCTGTTAACTTCTGACACTTTAAACGCGAAAACGCGCATCTATTTGGACATGAAGGTGCCGCCCAGAACCAGAATCGTGGTCTAAAATAAGTAAACGCTCTGCTTTTTTCCCGAGTGTGACAGCACCATATTGTGCAAATTTGCTAGTTAAATTCGCTTTAAATCTAGTAATGAAGTCTTCACTCCACCCCAAAATTGAAACGTCAAAAGCGCGCCCTTGACGGTGTGTAAATGATTTACGGTTGTCAATTAAATCAATTTCTAGTGTTGTTACCAGGGTAGAAAGTTGCAACTTTTGGCCATAAGAGAAACAAAAAAAATCTGCTTCACCAATGATCATTAATAAAACTGGGTGGCAATTCACAAACCCAGTTAAAGGAACCGATTTTTTTACTGTTACCATTTTTTATTCCTTCACAAAAATAAAACCACTGTTTCTAAAAAATGTAAAATCTGGTAAATCGCAGAAGTTTTTTTTGACAACTAACCGTTTGCCGTCTTTGGTTAAAGAACTGCACAGCTTGCCAGTTGCAACTTCACCAGCGTTTAGTTCTTTATCTTCACACGCGCGCCACAACTTGTTATTATCGGAGCGTTCCGGCCATTGTTGTGGGCGTTTTGCACCAGCACCGCAGGCATAAAATGTAAAAAATGTTAAGTTCAAAAATAAAAATACTAGGTTATATTTTTTCATGGGTTGCCCTTTTTCTTTTCTTCCGCTTGAATTTCAGCGGTGAAGGTGTTCACAAAGTTTAAAATTTCTTCTTTCAAAAACATTATTTTGTTATCATCCCTCGCGTACCTCTCCATTTTTATTTCAAGGTTAAATTGACTCAACAAATAAAAATAGTGTTCTTTTTTCTTCTGCGGGTAGTTTGGCATTTTGGCCAGCAATTGACCAGTAACACCAGCTAACGCGGTTACTAACCCAATAATTCCCTCAATCATTTTATACTCCTAAAATAAAAAACAAAATTAACTTTTTTATTTCATCATTAAAAAAAGGGGTGGAAGCCACCCCTATTAGAATTACTAATTTTATCCAAAAGTTTAAAGTTTTATAAAAAACTTTTTCCTTAGAACTTGGAAGCAAGCTTAATAGCTGCAACAGCAAGTTCCAAAGCAGCTTCAATTTTATCAACAATTTCAGCATCTGAAAAAACCCCGCCTAATTCTGTGCTGGCAAATAACATGAGATCTTTTGCTTCGTTGGTGTCCATGTCTTTTAATTCCGCTGGAACCATAGAAATGTTATCAAACGCAGGCCCTATGGAAGGGAACACAATCAAAAGATTTCCAATGTCCGCAGCGGTTATTGAACCATCATTTTCTTTTGACATTTTTAAAGCTTTTCCAAGTCTAAAACCAAGCGTTAAAACTTCTTTTGTGTTTTGTAAATCTAATTTTTTTACTTCCGTCATGTGACCACCTTTATGTAAAACGTTTATGTTACAAGTATTTTGCAACAATTGCAGTAACAAGTCCAGCACCCGCACCAAATAGGCTACCAAAAAAAGCAACTTTGACTTTTAAAGTTGCAATATCAATTTTGTTTGAAATGCTATCCTCTGTTAGTTTATCAAGTTGTAAAAGAATATGTTTTCTCCACGTTGATTCATTGCTGATAATCATTTGGATTTGTAGTTCACTCATACTATTTTTTTCCACTTGGAACCCTAACCGAAAATTTCAGTATGACAACTTTCATAAATGTCATTTAGTAAATAACAAATTGAAAATGGCCGTCTTGATGTTGATCTAAAATCATGCCCAAAGCCCAGTTTGTGACCGTACTCATGAAGTATGTTAGATCCGACTAATTTAGTTTCACGTTTATCAAAATATTTTGTATTGACGTAAATGGTGTCAATTGATCCCATGGTGTAACCAATAACCCTTTTCCAAGAAAAATAATCGTCAATAGTAACATCTAACTCATTATCAACTTGTGGGTGTAAAACTTCTGCACCTGACATAATCAAATCATAGATTTCTTGGTTACTGTAATTTTTAAATTTTGTTGTTTCGCCATGTTTAGACTTTATAGCAATAACTTTTTTTCTAAAGTTTTCACTGTTTAAAATTACTTCCATTTGCACAACTGTTTTCCGAACTTTATTTTTCCGATCTTCAGTGTTTAATTTTTCAACGTTGATATTTAGCTTCATTTATAACCACCCTTCATTTAAAACCACCCAGCATCTAGTGCTATTTTAGCACCAATAACAATTACACCAACTAAAATTGTGCAAATAATTGCCTCAAAAATTTTCATTTGCAAGAATTAATAAAAGCAACCAGAGCAGTTTTGTCAGATGCTATTACTAAAACACCATCGGGTGTCAAAACACTGATATCTAATAACGCTTGATCTAAGTTCCCAACTTGTAACATATTTTTAATTTCATCATAGGATTTTAGAACTGTTTTGCGTTGTGCGGGCGTTAGGCCTTTAACTGCATTTAGGCGAATCATTTCCGATATAGCTGAATCACCACAAGCGCGAGATTTTGCAATTGCTTTTCTCTGCAAAGATTTCGTTGCCTCAATCGCTTTATCAGCATTTACTTGACTTAGTTTAACTGAATCTACTTTCATTTGTTGCTCTGTTTTCTTGTCATAAGATAAAAACTTTGAGCAATAAATTTCTTTTAAATCAGTGTTTAGAATTGGTGATTCATCTTCATCAACACATTCTAAATCTCTGAATAAAACCACACAATCATCCGCGCATTGGCTAACTTGATTTTTTGAGTAATTAGGCTTTTTTGTGTCATCTACTTGTACCGGATTTTCTGAAAATGAAACTGAAGGATTATCGCCCACCTCATAACATTTTTCACCATACCTTAAACAATCTTTTTCAAAAGAGAACCCTTCAGTTGATCCCGCTTTAATCTTTGAATGTCTCATCCAGTTTTCTGCGTGGACATTAAAAGAAAAAAGTAAAAATAAAATAAATAAAATTTTCATAAAATTATTCTCCAATACAGTTAAGCGTATAAGGTTGAGCGTTTTGAGTTGCCACATTTGAATCCATAGAATAAACCTGTGCGCTAACGTTGCTAACTGTTCCAAGAGTCATCATCACCCTAGAAACGCCACTGTGCGAACTGGCCCAGCAGTTTGGAGTTCCAGAAAAAACACCCGACGTAAATGTGCAAACATTAGGATAAGCATTTGTACAATCCCCATTTATGAGATCACCTTTTTCATTACTAACAACCCCAGTAGGTGAAACATAGGCAGATAAAATTCTTAATTTATTTGTACCTGGTGAAGTGACTTGATCCCCTGATAAAATTGCTCTCGGTTGATTGAATCGACCTTGCATAACTTTTATATGAAAATCTCTACTTCCAAGCGCAGCGTTTCGATCTGCTAAAATTGAACCAGAACCCCCACCGTCTGCTTCATACATAAACCGTATAGTTTGTTCTGCAATCGCACTAAAATTAAATTCCGCACAATAGTTTGATAGTTGAAAAGGTGCTGTGTTTGGTGTGCTTGTTTG